AGTTTCTCGTACAATGGTTCAGTGTGTGTTACGTCACCGTCCTTGTCGAACTGGTCAACTTCCATCATCATCAGGTCGTTGTACAGGTCCTTGGGGTGGTAACGAGTACCTACGATCCATTCTTGAGCTTCTGCACCCTCGATGGATGACAGGAGCGAATACTGTTGGCGGACCTTGTCTCGTCCGTCTTCTGTGTAAGCATTTTCTTTAACCACCACATCGTCCATGACTGCAATGTCACAGTGCATACCAGTGATGCCTGTAGTAAGACCAGCAGTAAAGACAGTGGGATCGCGGATAGCTTCGGCAGCACGCTTGGGATGATCGACTGCAATTTCATTCTCAGTCCACTTCTTACGCTTACCTTCATCAGGATGCACCATCTCAGGCCAGTAGAACCTGTAGGTGTCAGACGTTAGAATGTCCTTGATGAAAGACAACTGCTTCATAGCCAGATTGGCTGTAGAAGAGATATAAAGTACGCGAATGGCTGGGTTTTTGGTGATTGCCTGTGCTACACGATAAGCGACCATGGCTGACTTAGCGTGGTCACGAGGCAGCAACACCAATTGGTGAGACTTAGCGTCTTCCCTATTCCACCAATAAATAAGCTCTTTGTGGATAGAGCCAAGGACACGATTGGGGTGGATCAAATTAATGAAGAACACCAGATCGTTCTCAGCTCTCTCCCTTACGAGTTCTTTGACGGAGGGGGTTGATCTTTCGGGGGAGGTCCTAGCCATGGTCTGCTTGTTAGCTCCTCAATCTTCTTTTGAATTACAATGTCTTTAGCTTCAATCTCCCGAATGCTGTCTTCAATCTGAGAGAGACGACTTTCATTAAGTCGCTTCTGTAAGTCACTGACTGCTACGTTAGCTGTCTGGATTTGAAACTTATCCTGCCTAAGGAAATTCCTACGAGCAGTTAGGGACTCTCGCTGCTGCTGCAACACCACAAGCTGTAGGTTAACCAGGCCCTCCCGGAGAGGGTTGATGCGAGAGTCCACCTGAGAAATAGTGGCGGGAACAGGAAGCCCCGCCGCAGTATAAATGCCACCAAGAGGAATGATAACTCCAATAGTAGCTGCGATGTTCTTAATGCTGTCTACTATTGCCATGAACAAATCTCACTATTAAGCAAGGGCCATTGATCGAAGTACGCCGCCATTGTTAAAAACAATTTTGATGGTGTTAGCAGTGGTATTCAACCAAAAAACAGCAGTGCCTGAGGGGATGTCTGCAACAGTGGGGTCCGTATTACGGATGTAAGCACCCATCTGAACGCCTGAGACACCCCTTCCCAAAAGGGCCATAGGTGCATTAGCGTCAGTACCGTTTGGCTGTAGACTAGGCGTACCTCCCGGAGAAGCTTTAATCCAACTCAGATTAGTTAAAGTTGAGCCAGAGATTTCAAAGAGGGTTTGACCAAAGGACCTACCAGTAAACGAATGACTTCCCGATCCTTGCGCGTCGTAAGTGGCGCTAACGTTTACATCCGAACCTCTGGACCTAAGTGCAGCAGGAAACCCGGCTGCTGAAGGCTCAATCTCGAAGCGGTTAGCTCCGACACCGTTCTTAACAGTGAAGGCACCCTGGCCGTACACACCACCGATAGTGGTTACATCAGGCTTGAACTCGGAGACTGTCTGCGGAAACCCACCACCATCACCGTTCTTAATGCGGAGCGGGTAGTATTTACCGCCATTCGCGATGCTGACGATGATGTCGTACCCATCGGCACGAGCCATAAAGTTCAGGTTCTCTTCGTCAATGCCAGTAGTCTTCTGAAGACGAATAGTTGAAATCTGGTCGTAAATGTTAATGGAGAACGTCAGAACAACGTTGTTTTGTACACCGGCTGAAGTAAGTAGTGTAAGGCTATTGCTGCTCTGGAAGGCTGCGACGCGATACCCGGAGACACCGTTGATCTTTAGGATACAGTCTTGGCGGTCTGGACTGGGATCGAAGAAGGGGACAAGAGGGTCGCCTGAGACGCGAGTAACCTGAGTACCGTTGACATTAACAATGGTTCGGGTCGTAGTGCGGAAGAAGTGAAACCGATCAGTTGAGTTGATCGGGAAGGACACAGGCCCTCCATAGATCGTAGTAACAGTCAGGTTACGGTCGTCGAGAACCTTCAGCACACGGTAGACACGTTCAGCCCAATAGAACGTCTGTCCTTCCCAAGCTGGATCGAATGGCGAGCCAGGATCACCACCAACCGATGTAGTTCGAGTGATGGTGTTACCACCTGCCGAGACAGAGGCAAATCCCTGAGCGGCTGACCCGTAGACATTAAACTCCTGGGCGTTGTAGTTCTTAGACGGCTGTACACGACACCAGTTAGCTAGGCCGTCAATGGCGATATAAGTTCCCTGACCAGACTCATCACGGCCTGCGCCACCAACCAGAAGGCCACCATGGTTGCCATCAGGAGACGCCTGACGACCAACAGCCATGAACTGAGACTTCGGAATACCAGTAAAGAGGGTGGTGTCGTCAATTACACCATTTACACCGTCCTTACCAGGATCGCCTTTATCTCCCTTGTCTCCCCTGATAATGGCTCTATCTTGAAACCGAATGGGGTCATTAGGCAGAACAGGAGTGGGGAGGTTAAGAATACGTTGGCCATTCATGTCCAACGAGACGTTCATAGTATTTTCTGTAGTGTCAGTAGTAGAGAGAAGATCGCCAACTGCGTCTGCTAGTTTGTTGACATTCTCATTGATATTCTGTACGGCCGTAGACTCACTAGTGAGGTTGCCGAGAGCTTGAACTAGAGGTCTTTTAGCCATTGGGTGTAATCTCCCCCTTCATAAGGCGTTCATAATCGTCCTGGAGACGTTTTTCGTCAGTAAAGAGGTCCTCAGCAGCTTCTTGAATAGCTGCTTTAGAAGGTCTGCCACGTTTATTAGTAGATTGAGTCTTAGGCTCCCAACCCCTCTCTAAGAGGTACTTATTAGCTTGGAGCTTGGTAGCCCCGTCCTTTTTAGACTCAGAAATGATATTTGCCAAAGCTTCCGACTGAATGCGAAGAAAGAGTTCTCTACGCCATTCCTTAATCAGAGGCTCAAACCAGATACAAGCACAGAGGTCATCCCAGTGCTCTACAGAAGCCATGTACTCCTTGACGAAGCAGTACTCGGTAAGGTCCCCCGTCTCAAGGTAGAGTCTCTTGAGGCTAGGGAATCCTTGATGGTCCTGGTCCTTGAGGGTGTACAGAACACCAGTCTTGTCTGCCCCCACTCTCTCGTAGAACATACCACGGAGAAGGAACTTGCCAGAGTCGTTCTTAAACTTCTCCATGGTCATATTATGTAGCCTTTAATGCGATTAGTGAAAATTTATTACCAACTGCGTCTTCTGTGGTGTCGTATCCTGTAATGGAACTGGCTAAAGCATTCAAACCACTGATAACAGCAGTTAGAAGCCCTGTAACACCTATCGGTGAGGCTGCAAGCGGCTGGGTGGGTAGTTTACGAGCCCTGCGACCATACACAGTCCCACCAATGTACTTACCGTTAGCATCTGTTGTAAAAGTAAAGTCAAAGTCTGGGATCGCTGTACCTTGAGTGCGGGCGTCAATAGAGATAATTGAAATAGCAGGCTCTACATCAAAAACCTGTGTAAAAACCACTGATGCTTGTCCATTAGAACCCAGAGTTCCTTTAGACGTAGAAGAGGGTCGGGGATGTTGGTGGTCCGGCCTCACAAGAGCATCTGTACTACCCGGAGTAGGGACTAGAGAGTCAGCTTTTGGCATGCTAGTAGCAAAAGGAGGTATAAAAGATTTAATCGTTTGTTCTAAGCTTAAAGGAGGAGTTACAACAGGTTCAAGTGCAAAAAATGCAGCGATCGCTGAAGATTTTTCAGCAGTTGTCTTATCAGAAGACACAGTCGCCATGCGTGAGGGGTCGGCATCCCCCCTCATTGTCACCGATCCATCTCGCTCAAAAACTACGGTCAAGGAACGCTCGCTACGAGGAACTGAATGAGAGGGATGCGACCGATAGTGGTGTTTGTCAGCGTCGCCGCACTAAGGTCCGCAGGCCAAGTGCCGAAGGTTGCAGGCGTCGAAACGCCAACGGTCTGAGAGCCATTCGACGTGCCGGCAGGAATCGCGGCTGTCGGGTCGCCCACGAGCGCGACATGCGCAGGAGACGCGAGGGCCTGCGCGAGGAACACCGCAGTGGCATTGTCGGCCTGGATCGCGAACCAATGCGGCCCGGCCTCAAGGACTTGACCAGCAGTCGTTGCTACGTTAACTAGAGTTGCTGAAGCGGTAGAGCCAGACCCGGTAAAACCTTCAAGAACGCCAGGAGAAGCGGTAGCCGTATTGTGTGAATACACACCAAGCTGGAAGTTACCTCCTGCTGAAGCCGTCGTTAGACGAACACCAAGCTGTGAGATGGTAATGCGTTCTTTGATAATTGCAAAGGTAAGATAAATCTGACCTGTCGCCAGAGCAGCACCGCTAGTCACCGCTCCCTGCCCGAACGGGAGGTAATAACGGCCAGCCACATACCCAGGATGGTCAGCAACGTCAATCTTAACCCAACGAGCAGCTCCGGTAGTAGCATCACGAAGACGCCACATATCCCCAGTACCAGGAATTAACCAAGAAGAGCCAACAGAATACCCCTGAGAAGTATCGTTGGAAACAGTAGGTACAGCAGTTGCAGAGTAATTGTTAAGAGGGCCACTGGGGCTCCACGTACCATCAGCCCTAAGGAAGTTTAAAACACCACCACCTGAAGCGGGTGTTAGACCTTTAAGAGAGGTAGTAAAGGTGTTAAGAAGGGCTGTTTGAGCAGCAGCCGTAGCGGCAGTAAGAAAAGCTCTGCCTGCTGCCGTACTATCACTAATCTGGGCAGCCGTAATACTAAGACCACTAAGTAGAAAGGTTTTTAAGGTGTTTAGAGAAAGCTTTACGTTACTTGCGGATTGGACAGCAGGCACAACCTCAGTACCGTCGAGAGTACCGGCTACCGGCTCTGCTGAAATCTTTGTATCTGCCATAGTTAAGCCGCCTCACGTGTGATATGCGAGCCATCCTCGCGAAGAAGGTAGGTGCCATCTTCACGTAAGATAGCGTTACTAGTCGCTGGGGGAGTTACACCTCCACCATTGTAATTTGTGTTAAGAGCGCCGTTATTTCTCGGCGAACCTAAAGGGTTAATATAGTAAGCACCACATGGATGGTAAACTCCAGTGTAGTTAGTATCGACAAGAACAACATTCAGAGAACCGTCCTTGGCGTAAATACCTGTGTAAGCAGTTCCAGGCACAACTGTAATTCGAATTGAACCATCAGGTGCGTAGACACCAAAAGAATTAGGGCTAGCAGAAGCAAGACTTACTGCCAAAACACCAGTAGGCGTGTAAAAACCAGGCATTCAGTCGAACTCCATTATCATCTGAGTTAGTCGGTGGCCTCAGGCAGACCCTTGTACGTCTCCTGAAGACTGATTTGGCTACCTGGGTCGTTCCTCAACTGCCCAGACCTCATCTTAGACATCATAAATCCTATTGGATTTCTGAATATATGTAATTATAGCACGATTCTTCTATAGGTGTCAACACGATTCTATTAGATTCTTTAGTTTTCTTATATTTTCTACCCCAGAAGGTCTGTACCATTAGTTAACCTAGGAGAAAACCCAAGGAATGACTTAAGGAATCCTATAGTACCACCTCTTAATCTAGATGATGACCTAAGGATTCCTAAGGTTAATCCGGCGGTTCAGCTATTAGTATACTAATAGTATTCTTATATAGGAACTCTCCTGCCGGATTACAAGGGGTGATCCCGCATTTCAGTGGAATTTCTGCTAGAAAATCTTTGGGTGGCTTTTGGGCTGGGCAGGCCCCCGGCACCCCCTGGTCCACCCCTTGCTCGACAGAGCTCGCACACTTCGTGCCTCCGAAAATCTTCCCACCCCAGGAAAATCCTCCCAATGCTACGGGAATCCAGTCCTACTTTGCATTACAAAGGGAAAAATCTGTAAGTGTGGCAGACATGTTACACTGTGTTACATTTGTCACTCCTGTGCCATTAAGGCAACAGTTACAATCCCTTAGCATGGTCATTGGCACGCTACTTGCTACACGTACGCACGTTCTTCTTAGTCTCGCGTAATACCCTCAAATATTATTTGGTAGCACCTCAAATATTTTTCAAAACAAATCTCTTGCAACCATTCTCGGGGTGGGGCATTGTCAATTCATCGGAAGCGAGGCACCCCCTACCGGGAGAGACACAGTCTCTAGGGATGGGCACCCAAGCAACCAAACAGCTAGACAGCCCTGAGGGGTTGCACAGCAAAGGGGTTATGCCAATGTTCGCAGTGTTCACCTACCACGCTGGCAAGTGGCACTTGGTCGAGACGTTCAACAATCTAGTTGACGCCAAGGCGGAAGCGGACTACCTTCGCAACATGCTTGGTCTCAATGCTCAGGCATTCAAGCGGAACTAACACCTGTCATCATTCATTAGGAGTTATGCTCATGACAAAGCAACAGATCAGATGGGCCAGCCAACACGATTGGTTCCTTTACGAAGGCATCGACGGTATGTCGGTTGTGTGTCGGGATTACGATTCCCATCTGTGTGGCAATGGTGAATGGCACCATGACCCGATCACTGTGACGTTCTCTAACTTCCGGGAACTCCGGGTGTGGGCGGGTTACTAATGGCTGATCCTCTCGCCTCACTGGCCTTCGGGCTTCCTGTCATCATGTTTAGTGTGAGCCTTGTGTTCTTGCTGAACTTCCTTTCTGAGGGCTGATGATGTATCAGGAACTCTGTCTCGCCTTCAGCGTTGTCTGTTACGCAGGCTCCATCTACTACCTCTTCAAGGGCACTCGTTATGCGCAGCCTTAGCCGTCCTCGCTCCGCCACTGACAAGCTGATCCGGGCTGCCTTGCACAAGGTGCCTGCTAACTGCGCCAAGCTGGACAGCCGCGATCCCATGTCCCAGTTTGAGGCCGTCAAGGTTTCGCTGTCCCGGATTCAAATGCGTCTGGAAAAGGCTCGCAAGGCTGGGAACGATGCCCAGACCCGCGTGTTGTCTGATCTCAAGGGCAAGGCAATCGAGAACCTACAGCGTCTCGCTGTTGAGGTCGCACGCTACCAGGATGGGTCGCAAGCCGTGTCCGACCGTCACAATCCTCGGGACAATGCGTCCTGGGTCCGGGAGGCTTAGGCTTCCTGTCATAATTCGGCCTCTATCTCTCCCCATTGAAATAGTGGGGAGCATTAGGGAACCGAAGGCTTAGGCCAGAGTTATCCTAGCACACCGGGACAGATACCAAAGCCGCGATGGCTTCGGGCAACGCCCCCGGTC